ATCATCAGGGATTACTACGGACGCATTGAAGACTTCTACCGTTCTTACCCGCATGGCGAATAAGGTTGGGTTGGATGATGAGGGTAAGAAAGCACTGAAGGACTATTTTGCCAAGAAGAAGGATGATTTAAAATCCGGAGATATTATCAGTTCATTTGTTGATCAGTCCAGAGCAGGTACTAAATTTATTAGCGATGCACTTCGCAGCATGGGAATAGAAGATCAGGCATTACTGGACAAACTAGATGTCCGCGGTCTTTGGCATCAATACTACGGTAAAACGGATGAGCAAGTAAAGCAGGCAGAAATGCGTTTTATCGAGCCTATTATGGATGCGCTAAGTGATCACGGGATTTCTCAGGAAGAATTTGGCGAGTACTTAATTGCTCGTATGGCACCGAGTAGAAACATCCATCTCAAGAATATGTACACCGAGATGATGAATGAATTAGATGACGGTGATAAGAAGAACAGTTTAAAAGAAATGCTTGAAAAGCGTGGAGATAATTTAAGCGGAGTTGCTACAGACATTGCGATTAAGGTAGTTAAAAAGATGGAGGCTGAACCAGCGTTTCTTAATTTCTTACAAGATAGCAGAGAACCCCTTCAAAAATTCTATGACATGAACCTTGAGGGGTTGAAGCATAGAGCTGAGTCAGGACTGATTATGAGCCCAGGAGCGAAAACAGAAGCTCTAGAAGACGGCACGGCATCAGGTTCTATCGACGAAGCAAAAGCGATGCGGCTAGCCAGTTCATTTTTTAATTGGAAGAAGGACGGCGGGTCGAAATTCAGTTTTAAAGATAATGGTAAGGACGATAACTATTCATACGCACCGATGCAGGGCTTCGAAGGAGGAACGGATACATTGTATGAAAAAGAAGAAGCTTATGGAGTTGTAGGAAAATCAAGCTCGTCATCCGGTCGTGCATGGGATCAGCCTAAAAATAAATTTCTATTTAAGGGAGCATTTGGAAGACCTGAAGATTCAGTCGGACCAAATCCAGAAACTGTATTTGCCGTTGCTAGACAGCAGTATTTTGAAGGAGGGGTCCGAGGTGCAAAGAATGAAGTATCAAATTCATTTGGAGCAGCCTTTGAGTTGTTCCGAGCAGTTGCATATCATGGAAAAGAAATTACCGAAGGTGAGCCTCTTGCACCTCTACCGCCTGCTGTTTTAGAGCGGATTGAAAAAGATCCCAGTATTATAGAAACCGCCCGCGAAATGTTTGAGGGTAAGGATGCAATCTTTGAAAAAGATTTTAAACAGATTGATATTAAAAAAGACTACGAGATTGTAGAAAAAGATATTCTTGTAGACGGTAAAAAGGTTGAAGGTCTAAGAATGGTCACCCGGGAAATAAACACCGAGTTCCAAAATGACCCGTATGTTTTTGTATACCGTAAAAATGGTGTTCCGTACTATGTACAGTTTAAGAAGGATGCGAATGGTGGCCGGGTTGCCCGCTCGATCAAGAATCTTAGATACGAAGCACTTCCTACATTTTTAAAAGGTGTTAATAGTGTGACTCGTTTTATGGCGAGTATGTTCACATCACGAAATCCCGCTTTCATAATACCCAACTTTATTCGAGATCTAGGTACTGCATTTATCCATTTATCTGAGGACGATAAAAAGAAATTTGTTAAAGCTACATTTAGCCCTAAGCGTTTGAAAGGTTTCATGTTTGAAACAATGAAGGTTGAAAGAAAAGCCTATAAAGGAGAGATCGTACAGCTCGATCCCAAAGGCTTATCAACAGAAGAGTACGCTAAAAAACTAATCCGCGAAGGGGATTACCAAAAAGTTTATCAACTAGCAAAAGAAGCGGGTGCAAAGGTCGGATATTTCCGAGCTAAGTCAGTGCCCGAGCTTCTTGAAGAAATGGAGAAGTACGACACCAACTCCAAAAAGGGTATGCGTGGAGCATGGAATTCTTTTGTTAATTTGCTGGATGTCACAAATACCGGAGTTGAGAACTCAATCCGTATGTCCGCATTCGCATCTGCTGTGGAAGCAGGATATACTGTACATCAGGCAGCAACCATTTCCAGGAATGTAACGGTTGATTTCAATCAAAAAGGTGAGATGACCCAGACCATGGGTTCATTATTTGTGTTCTTTGGCGCATCCATGAATTCGATGCATCGAATGATGTCCACATTTAAAAAGCGCAGTCCCGCAGAGCGTAAAAAATTAATTCTCACAATCGCGGGTGCGTCTTTCGGCCTTAGTCTATTCAACCGGATCATGGATGACGACGAGGATGAACCTATTCCAGATTACGATACAATTTCATCCTATCGCAGGGACACCATGGCAATTGTTGGAGATCCAAGAGATAAGAATACCGGATATGTCGGAATACCTCTACCTCTTGGTTATAACATGTTCTGGGCGTTAGGACAGACAGCCGGCGACTTCTTTGCGAAAACAGTTATGGGACGCGGTGGAGCGGGACCAGTTGATTTCTTAACTAGAAATTTAAACGCTACTTTAAATGCATTTAATCCAATTGGAGGTTCAACACTAGCAACCGCAATGATTCCAACGGTTGGAAAACCGGTAGCCGAATTATGGGCAAATCAAAACTTTATGGATATGCCTATCCGTAATGAAGACCGCCCATACGAAGCACCAAAACCTGCCCATATGATGGATCCGAAAAGAACTCAGGAGCATTGGACGGCACTTTCAGAAGGACTCAATAATCTACTTGGAGGTAGTGATGAAGTGAAAGGTTCTGTTGGTGGGTTGTTTGGAGGTAGTCCTCTTAATAATTTAGAAGGCACTGATATGAAGTTTGATATCTCAGGTAGTCAAATGGAGCATCTACTTCTCGGGTATGCTGGTGGACCTGGACAGATCGCTAATGCGATGTTTGGTGGTCTACTATTCCCAGCCATGTCTGAAGAAAAAGATTACGGTAAATTTGATCCGAATAAGATGCCTATCGCAAACCGCTTCTACCGATCCACGACCCACGGCTCGCGAGTTAAGAACTTATACTACCAAGTTCGGGAAGCGAACAAGATTGCAGAGCGTGCAATTAAAGCAGCTAAGATTGCCGGTCCGAAAGAATTTAATGAAGCTCAGAAGGGTTTGAAAGAATTAATGGCATTATCAAGCAATATAAAATACGCCGATGCCTTTAAGAAAAAGGTCGCAGCTCAAAAGTCGAAGGTCGAAGTCTCAAAAAACTTAACGCAGGATCAAAAATTGCAACGCATTGCACAACTCGAACAGCGTGAATGCATATGTTAAGGTCATCAAGAAAGCACAGTCGCTTGGAATTTCATGAAACAAACAAATTTACGACTTACAAAAAAACAGGAGGAGAAACTTGTTAAATACGCACTAGAGCGTGTTGAACAGTTAAAGGAGGATAATAGGGAGCGCATTGAGAACGATAAGATTTCGTGGAAAATGTATCACAACGATCGTACAGATCGGGTAGGGTACGACGGAATATTTAGTCACTCTAATTTATCTGTCCCTATGACCAGCCTCGTGGTTGATCATTTCATGGCTCGTGCTGAAGATGAGATTACAGGCACATCTCCTTATTTTAAATTTGAAGCTCAGGGAGCAGGCGATATCGATATGGCCGAGACCTACGATAAATACTTCAATTGGAAAATTGAGGATCAAGCCAATACCCGAGAACGACTCGAAGAATCATACCTCCATTTATTTATCCAACGGGCTCTAGTCCTAAAAGCTGTGTACGAAGAAGATGTTTCGACTTGGTACGATTACGAAAGAAATGGACTCTTTAATTTACAGACTCAGGAATTTGAACAGATCCCAGGCCAAGGACCAATAATCGAAGGCGAAGACCAGTTCATTCCAGAAATGAACCCAATGACCGGAGACTCAGAACTTCGACTTGCATCTGATCCCAGTTTCGTAATGACTCCGGGTGTACACGAATTCCAACCACTTCCGGAAGGAGTCCCAACTCAAATGGTAAAGTACAAAGGCCCAAGGTCGGAGGTCGTGGATTCAGATCGTTTCCTATGCCCCAGCCATGCGGAATCTATTGAAGATGCCGACATAGTTGTCGAAATGTATGACAAGGATCTTCGCTGGGCGAGGGACATGTTCCTTGAGCGTGAATGGTTAAGCTTTGGAGATTTTTACAATTTATTAAACAAAGATGCTAATCCAAGAAGTCCGATTGAAAAGAACGAGGAAAGAACGGAAAATTTAGATTTCGATTCTGATGAGAATCCCAGCATGCAGGTTCTTGAATGTTGGATGAAGAGGGATGTACTTGGAACCGGAAGCCCACAGGAATTTTGCATATTCATCGATCCCGAGACTGAAAAACCAATCTTCTACGAATTCGTTGCAAAACTAACTCCCGATAACCGCATACCTTATACTTCTGTATCCATTGGAAAAGACCGAAATAAATGGTGCGGGTACAGTCTACCCGAACGGATCAGATCTTTTCAGGAGTATGTGGATCGCCAGTTTAATTCCCAGAGCTATCGAAACGAGCTTGCTGCTAACCCGATCATAGGTGTCAACCCGCAGGCCGTGGAAGATGAGCCTGAAGATGTAGAATTGCATGCCGGAAAGATTTTCGAATTGAAGGATCAGTATAGCATTGATGATTTCATGACCTTTGCAGCAGTCCCCAATGTGGACATCCGAACCCAGGATTTAATTGATTTTGTATTCGGAATTGTACAGCTCTGGTTAGGCGTTTCTAATATGGCACAGGGAGATTATCAGGCATTGGCTCCCGCAAATACCGCGACTGGTGTCGAAGCAACATTAAGAGAAGCTTCTAAGATTGGTCGTCGATGGATGCGTAGAATTGTCCGTGGATTTGAGGATCATTTGACTAAGCTTGTCCAAGTATCGATGGCTACGATTGATGAGGAAGAAGTCTTTGAATACATGGAAGGGGATGTCCGTGCATTCGGTGTCATGTCTCCCGAAGCAATTAAGGATATAGGTATCAATGTTCGAGTTATACTGTCGCAGGACCAAGGCCAAAGGGCGATAGAGAAAGCGAATTTAGCATTACAGACCCAAGACAGATATTTTCAATCTCCTCCAGAGATGCGTCCCTTCATCCGTCCTATGCTCAAGCGTATTCTTGATGCGATGGGATTTGAAAAGACTGATGAATTACTACCACCTGAAGCTCCGGCCAATCCAAAGACTGAAGCTGAAATTGCTAAGATGCTCGGGGATAATGCTGCCCAGGGAGAAAGTCCTCAGCCAACCGATGGCGTTCAAGCGGCTACTGCCGGTATGGGTAATAGTAACCCACAAGGCATGAACCAATACCAAGGATGACCCGTAAATACCGAAATATAAAAGGTAACTCTCAACCTAAGAGAGTCCTTAAATACTCGGAGGAGTGGATCCAGTATAGGAAACTTCGCGGTGCCGATTCGGTAAAAGTGGCTCATTGCGACACAGACGACGACGGACATTTTGATGCCATTGTTCGAGCGTGGCGCCACCCGGCTTTAAAAAAATTACAGGTGTGCCATTCCACACCTCCTTACGGCCCAAGCAATGTGGTAGTGTCTTCTGCACTACCTGAGTTAGGCCCGAACAATGTAACGGTAACTGAATTATAATTTAAATGAAAGACTTAAAAATTACTTGGGATCCCCCCGCAAGTTTAAGCGGTATTGATGAACTTCATGTGTACCGTAAATCTGGGGATCACTCATCTGAAAATGATTTAGATCTTTTTAGATCTGGAGCTACTAAAGTAGCCGCAGTTGCTGGCGGAGCAGTAGAGTATGTCGACGCTCAAGTATCTATAGGATCATACACTTATGGAGTTTTCTCATATAATTCCAGCGGGTACGGCCCTGGAGATTTAGCAAATGAAGTATTTGAGGTAACCCCTAATGTACCTCAAACTGGTCCCGCTGAATTAACATCAGAAGTACAAGCCGGACTTGTTATAACATCCACCACAGGTTTTCAGGATTATACATCACTGGTCTTCGATCACACGCTCACACTCCGAGACGGCACCGCCGTAGATGTAAACTTAGCAGGTGTGCAGTATGAATTTAAGATAGCTACTGATAATCAAATGGCTAATGTTGTTGATACTATAACCAAAACTACATTAGTTAATGGGGAGGTCAGCGGATTGAGTTATATCTCAAGAGAGCCTTTCTCAGATCTCACACCAGACACAACTTACTATTCGCAACTAATTGTCACGGGTGCTATTGAGGGACAATCTAGTATTGTAGAATCTCTGACAAACCCGTGTACCATATTTGGGGCAACTCGTACTTCTGACGGCGACGGTACTCACACAGTCAGTATTACAACAACTCCAGAAGCAAAAATAACATTGACCGAGGAGTTAGTGTCACCGAAATTAAGAGGTCATATGAGACCCGTTCTGAATGACGAAAATGGAGATCTTTTTATAGGTATAGCAGAGGGGAGCTTTCGAGGGGATGGAGCTACCGGAGGTAAATTGGTTTTTGATGCCGCGTGGCCCAAGTTTTTTTCTTATATACCCGAAGAAATACCTTACAACAATTTCGCAAACGGTCTATGGTGGGCTCAAGCGAGCTCTGCTACCAACCACGCTTGGGGAGGCACCGCTCTTTGGACAACAACAGAGCGAGATTTCCTACAAAATGGAGGCGACATATACGACGGTACTCTTAGCGGAGCGGCGCCTTACGTACTAAATGTTTATAATTTTGTTAAAAGAGTAACTAGCCCAACCAATAAAATCCTTTATATAAATGACTATAATGTAGGAACGGTTAACGGTAATACTTATGACTACTACGGTCCACATAAGTTCGTATCCTTCTTTAAGGATGTAGCAGAATATGGAGGATTTACGCTAGAGCAGTTAGACGATTCGATCGACCCAGTTAACTTCATCCAAAACCACGGTGATGCATTGCAGAATAAATTCAGCACTGCGGGCGAATGGCTTACCTATTTGCTTGGTTACGACTTAGTTGTTTATATAGGCGTCGAAGGGCCTACAGGTTCCTTACCTCAGGCGTTTATAGATGGTATGCTTGATTACTACGACGCTGGAGGAGGATTGTTTGCTACAACGGATCACGATTTCGCTCAAGGTAGTATCAACCAACTTGTTTATAATTACGGCGTTCAATTCACCGGTAATGTAGACCGCAACTCTGCAAACGTTACTTATAAAGTGTCTAACATCCTATCTAATACTGATTACATCCAATACGGTTCACACCCACTATTTAATAATCTAGATCCCGACAGTTACATATTCGCGGGAGCTAGTGAAGGATTAATTGAATATAACACCGGACAGTTCCCAACAGCGCCGCAAGTATCAAGGACTTCAGAATTTACAGCCGATTCAAATGGTTCGTTGGTTGTTGGAGCTCACACCTCGGGTGATGCTATCGAGAATCGTAAACTGGTAATCAGTACAAGTAATGGGTGTGGAACAGCTCTCGACGCAATATAATCTATGAGTGACCTAGTAGTATTCGACCAGCTCGCTGACATAAAAAAATTAACGACTGATGAATCTTTTATCCATCTTGAAAAACGCTTTCAAAAAGAAAGAGCGCGATACCTTGCCAAGATGCTTGATCGGGACACCGATAAAGAAGAAACCCTTGCCATCAAGGCTATCGTTAACGCGCTTGAAACGTTATCGCCAATGGCTCTTGCGGAAAAAGTCCTCAAGATCGAGGTGAAGAATCGTAAAGTTTCCCACCCCGAAATGTTTAAAATCCGCAAAGGCGCAACCGGTTGATGGTATATAATGCTTTGCTAATAATATACCCATGGCAAAAGATATAGATTTAACTTGGGATATAACTCCGATGTCCGGTGCGACTGATATCGATTCACTTGAGATCTTTCAGAAATCTGGCGATCACACCGCGGAAACCGATATGGCTGTTTTTAGGAATGGCGCTACTTCGGTTGCTACGCCAGCAAAAACCGTATCAACCCACACTCACACTGGGGTTGCAGCGGGTACATATACCTACGGGATATTTTCTAAAAATCAAGGTGGTTACGGCCCTGGAGATTT